ATCCACACCCAATGGTCTTAATTTGTTTTATTACTATTGGAAAAATGCAATGAAAAAGGTAGGCGAAAAAGGAAAAAATGAATATATTCCATTTGAAGTTCATTGGTCTCAAATACCTCTATATCCGGGCGGACCGCTACGAGACCAAAAATGGAAAGATAAACAAATTCAAAATACAAGCGAACAGCAGTTCCAGACAGAATTTGAATGTGACTTTATTGGTTCTACAAATACACTAATTTCTTCTTCGAAATTACATATTATGAATTTTGATACTCCAATCAGTAAATCACCAGATGGTATTGATATCTACGAAGAACCAAAGTCTGATCACAACTACATCATAGTTGTAGACACTGCCAGAGGTCAGGGAAAGGACTACAGCGCGTTGTTGGTGGTAGATATCACCGAACCCCCATACAAGGTAGTTTTAAAGTATAGAAATAACCTTATTTCTCCTATGGTATATCCAACGGTAATAAAGACTATTGCTGATAAGTATAATAATGCATATGTGCTTATAGAAACAAACGATATCGGATCTCAAGTTGCGGATGTTCTATACGAAGATCTTGAATATGACAATATGGCATCTACAGTATATAAGGGTAGATCTGGACAGGTCATTAGTTCTGGTTTTGGTGGAGCACAAATGCAACGGGGCGTAAGAACTACAGTACCAGTCAAAAAATTAGGTTGTTCTGTTCTTAAGAGTCTAGTAGAAAATGATAAATTGCTCATTCATGATATGGATATTATTAATGAACTATACACGTTTGTGGCAAAAGGACAATCATTCGAGGCAGATGAGGGACATAACGACGATTTAGTTATGTGTCTTGTTTTGTTTGGTTGGCTGACAAGACAAGACTATTTTAAGAATCTCACAGAGAGAGATGTTAGACTTGATGTATATGAAGACGAAATTGAGCGTATCGAAGATGAAGTTCTTCCATTTGGATTTATGGCACACGAAGAAGATGACGAGGACGGAGAGTGGAAAAAAGTGAATACATCATTTTCCTAAATATAAATTGATCCCATATATAGGAGAATATAATGGCTTTACCCTCAGTTACCGTTACAATTTCAGAAGATACGTTTAGACCATCTTCTGGTGAAGCCTCAGGCACATTTATAGCTGGTGCAGTTGTAGGAGACGATATTACAATTAAGGCTCTAGGAACTACTGCAGAGGTTTCACGGGGTTATATTCATTTTACAAGTTTACAAGATCTAAACTCCCGTTTAACACTCAACTCTGGTAATAGTGCAGGACATGACTTTCCCGGGTTTTCAGGTGGTGATGGTGCAACCTATGCTTCTAATGCAAACGAAGTAAGATACCCTAGCGGTCCAGAGGGGGCAACACTAAGACATCAATTCCATACTATAGAAACTGCAGCACAATATGGTGCTCAGGTCATAGTTGGGCTGAAAGAATCAGATCCATTTACATCTTCAAACATACCGTTAAATTGTGTATTTGCAGGAGACGATTCGGTTGGTACAGTGGATTTAAGTGAAATACGAGAAGTAAGACAAAATGATATAATTGCTGTACACTATGAACCCGATCCATCAACCGGTATTCCTTCTAACACACAAACAAAATACGATTTTCATATTTTTGGAAGAAAAGAATACATTCCTCTTGCAAGTACAATTGAAAATGAACTTGATTTATATGGTGCTCCACTTAAAATTAATCTTGCTGCAGATGCTGTAGGTTGTATGGCACGATCAGAAAGAATTTCCAATACTTGGTCATCTCCTGCTGGGTTTACAAGAGGAAAAATTTTGAATGTTTATAGATTAGAAAGCCCTCTTACAGGTGCTAGTGCAGATGAGCTATATGCATCAAATATAAATCCAGTTTTATCTTTTGGAAATCAAGGAATATTATTGTTTGGTGATAAAACAGGATCAGGAGAAAAGGTTGGAGTTGTAAACTTACTTCTATATTTACAACAGGAAATTGGTATAATTGCAAGAGAGGCGTTATTTGAAGTAAACGACGCAGCAACTAGACTCTCGGTTACAAATAGAGTTAGATCTTTATTGCAATCAGTTACAAATCAATTTGGAATTGAAAGTTTCACAGTAACTTGCGACGAAACAAATAATCCACCAGAAATTGCAAATATAGGAAACTTTGTTCTTAAAGTAGAATATAAACCCATAAATAGTATAGAGAATATTGTTCTAGAGTTTGTACCAGAAACACAAACGGGAGTCTAATAGATGGCCGATCTTAATTTAAAGCTACAAGATTTTAAAGATAGAGTTGGTCTAGGAACTAGAGCAAATCGCTATGAAGTAGTTATGAATCTACCAGTAGGTGGTTTTATAACTGCAGAAGTTTCTGCTGCATCTCTTCCTGCGGCAGAATTACCAGCAATACCAGTTGCATTTAGAGGTCGTATATTAAAACTCCCGGGAGATAGAAGATACTCTCCTTGGTCCTTTACTGTATATGATTCACCAAAAAGTAATGTTGGAGGGGAAACATGCTGGGCTGCATTGCATCGATGGAGTGATAAAATAAATTCACATTTCAATAACATAACCAATTTTGGTCCAGATGATTCGCAGTATGTTGCAGATTGGACTATAAATCATTATGATTTGAATGGTAGTAAAATATTAAAAACTATGACTCTACACAATTGCTGGCCAACAATGGTTGGTCCTGTAGAGTTATTAGCTGGTGGAATGGATAATTTAGTTCAGTTTCAATGTATGGTGGAATACGAATACTTCACGGGTGCGTGATAATGGAGATATATAATGGCTATTGATTTATTTGGTTTTTCCATAGGGAAAAAATCAAGAGAAGAAGAAATTGAAACATCACTCAAACAGGAAGCATTTGTTTCCCCTGATGAGTATGATGGTGCTCAAACTCTAAATTCTGGTGGGTTCATGGGAACTTACGTTGATTTTAGTGGTGGTATACAAAATGAAAATCAATTTATACACACATATAGAAATATATCTCTATATCCAGAAGTTGATATGGCGATTGAAGATATTGTAAATGATTCTATTATTATGGGTACTGATAGAAGACCCATTAAATTAAATTTATCTCATACAGGATTTTCTGATAACATCAAAACTAAAATTCAAAAAGAATTTGATAATGTAATGAAAATGTTTGATTTTTCAAACAAAGCATATGAAATTTTTAGACGGTGGTATATTGATGGTCGATGTTATTTTCAAATTATTATTGATACTGAAAATCCACGAGCAGGAATCAAAGAACTTCGCCCTATAGATCCAGTAAAAATCAAAAAAGTTCGAAAAATAAACAAGAAACCATATGCTAAGGGACCAACAGCAGTTCCTATTATAACAAATGTAGAAGAATTTTTCTTATACACAGATAACGATAAACAAAGCGGAACTTATACGGGAAGTGGAGGTCTTAAGATACTTCCAGATTCTATTGCATATGCCCATAGTGGTATTGTTGACTATACAACCAAACAAGTTGTTGGTTATCTACAAAAAGCAATTCGACCCGTAAACATGCTTCGTCAAATAGAAGACGCTGTTGTTACTTACAGAATTTCTCGCGCACCAGAAAGACGAATCTTTTATATTGACGTAGGTAACCTTCCCAAACAAAAAGCAGAACAGTACCTTAAAGAATTAATGAATAGGTACAGAAACAAACTAGTATATAATCAGTCTACTGGTGAAGTCAGGGATGATCGAAACCATCTCCATATGCTTGAAGACTATTGGTTACCCCGAAGAGAAGGTGGTAGAGGAACTGAAATTAGTACTTTGTCTGGTGGACAAAACTTAGGTCAGATGGATGATGTTGAATATCTACAAAGAAAATTGTATAGAGCACTGAATGTTCCAATGTCTAGATTAGAAACCCAAAATGGTTTCAATATGGGACGATCTGCAGAAATCACTCGAGACGAAGTAAAATTCTACAAGTTTATTCAGAGATTACGGAATAAGTTCTGCACTCTCTTTAATGATGTATTAAGAAAACAACTTCTTTTGAAGGGTGTTATTTCAGAAACTGATTGGGAAGATTTAAATCAGAATATTTCTTATGATTTTAATGAGGATTCTTACTTCAATGAATTACGAGAAACTGAAATTCTAAAAGAACGATTGCAGATGTTAGGTCAGATAGATCCGTTAGTGGGTAAATACTACTCAACTGAATATGTCAGGAAACATATTCTACAACAATCAGATGAAGAAATAACTTTAATAGACTCACAGAATACAGCAGAAAAACAAAAAGCTGAAATGGAAGCTGCAGCAGCAGCTGCCATGGCACCTCCTCCGATGGATCCGGGAATGGCACCACCTCCGGGTGGAGAAGTTCCTCCGCCACAAGCCTAAAAAATATACATACTTTATACACCCCCGTAAATGAGGACACCCATGAGTACAAATAAAATTATCAAAGAACTAATTGATGAAAACTTAATTGGTGCAAAGAAAGAAATCAACGATCTTCTATATGAGAAGTTGGGTAACCATCTCAATGAAATGTACGTTGACATTGCACCAACTCTTCTAGGCGAAAAGAAAAAGCACAAGAAGGGTAAAGGCAAACCAGATTTTCTAGACTTCGATGGAGATGGTGATAAAGAAGAGTCAATGAAAGACGCCCTTAAGGACAAGTCTGTAAAGGAAGATTACGACGAAGACGGTGAAGAACCAAAAGGTGAGGGTGGTAAGAGCCCACAGGGTGCTGACAACCTAAGACCAGACGGTGCTCCCAAAGACGAACCCGGTGATCTGTCCAAGAAAAAGAAAGCAATACTAGCAGCCATGGGTAACGGTGGTGGCGCAGCTAACTCAGGAACGGATGCATATTGATGCGATTAATAACAGAAATGAACGAAGACGTTGAGTTGCTAGTTGAAGATTCCGATGGGAAGAAAAACTATTTCATTTCTGGTGTCTTCATGCAAGCCGAACAGAAAAATAGAAATGGTAGAATCTACCCAATGGAAGTTTTATCTCCCAAGGTAGACACATATATCAATGAGTTTGTTGATAAGAATCGAGCCTTTGGTGAACTCAACCACCCAAAGGGTCCTACTGTTAATTTGGATCGTGTATCTCATATAATTAAAGGTCTTCAATGTGAAGGCAAAAACTTTAATGGTAAAGCTAAAATTATGGATACCCCTATGGGTAAAATTGTACAAAACTTAATGGACGAGGGTGCTAAACTTGGTGTGTCTACACGAGGTATGGGTTCTCTCAAGACAGAGGGTGGAGTCAATATGGTACAGCCTGATTTTATGCTTGCTGCAGTTGATATTGTAGCAGATCCTTCAGCTCCCGATGCTTTTGTTGACGGTATCATGGAAGGTAAGGAATGGATTTGGGATAATGGTATTCTTAAAGAGAGAGAAATTTCACATTACGAAAATGAAATTAAAAGAACTTCATCTCGTAACATGGAAACAAAGTTCACGCAATTGTTCGAGGATTTTCTAAAGAAAATATGAGGGTATACAACATATATTTTTAAGAATCTAGTTTTTATAAATATTCCAGAAAGGCATCAAGGAGCTTTTAAATGAGTAACAAAGAAACATTCAAAGAAGAACTCGCGGAAGCCGTAGAAAACGGTCTACGTTCATTTAAAGAATCAACAGACGCTGCTAGAACAGTAGATCCTAGCGGTTTCGATGATCCAGCACTATACCAAGATGCGAGCGGTAAAGGCGCTCAACTTGGTACACTCGAAACACCACACGACGCAGCACAGAACATGGCTACTATTCAAGCCAAACCTTCTGATGCACAGGGTGGTGCAGCAGGTGCAGCTCCCAAGAAGAAAGAAGAAGGTGAAGAAGAGGAAGTTAAAGAAAACACTTCTTCCGCAGAATACCTTTCTCAACTCTTCGCAGAAAACGAACTTTCACCAGAGCTAATGGAAAAACTTTCCACAATCTTTGATGCTGCTCTTGAGGAAAGAATTGATTTTATTCAGACAGAGATGCAAGAGTCTTTTGACAAAGCCTTAAATGGTCAGGTCGAAACAATTGCAGAAGACCTATCTGAAAAGCTCGACGATTTCCTTTCGTATGTTGTTGAAGAATGGACAACCGACAATCAGATTGCCATCGAAAGAGGTATTCAGTCTGATATCGCAGAGTCATTCTTGAGTGGTCTTAAATCACTATTCGAAGCTCATTACATCGAGATGCCAGACGAAAAGGTTAAGGTTGTTGACGAACTATACACCGTCAAGGAAGATCTTGAAGAACAACTTAATAGTCAGATGGAAAGAAATATCGAACTGACAAAAGCTCTTAATGTAACTGCAGCTCAGTCTATCTTTGCCACAATGTGCGAAGAGTTAACAGACACCGAAGTTGAAAGATTTGCACAACTTGCAGAGACAGTAGAGTTTGAAGATTATGATCAGTATTCACGTAAGCTCCAAATCGTAAGAGAATCATTCTTGGGTAATATTGCTTCAACTGAATCAGTTTCAAATGAATCAACAGCACCAAGAATGTTATCAGAAGAAGTACAGCATAATGGAGGTACAGACAACCTCATGGATGCGTACACAAAGGCAATTGGTTTTCAGAACAGAAACAAATAATTTAAATTTCTAAGGAGAAATAGGACATGTTTTCACACAAAGACGATACAACACCATACGATGAGTTAGTCGAAAAGTGGTCACCACTTCTAGACCACGACTCACTCGATACCATCGAAGATTATCACAAAAAGAAGGTAACTGCAGTTCTTCTTGAGAACCAACAGGACGCTCTCAAGGAACAGTACCTCACCGAAACACCCAACACTATAGGTGGCAACTTCCAGAACCCACAAGTTGGTGCACAGGGCAACCTCGCTGGTTACGATCCAATCCTAATCAGCCTCGTTCGTCGTGCTATGCCAAACTTAATGGCATACGATCTCTGTGGTGTACAGCCAATGACCGCTCCAACCGGTCTTATCTTTGCACTCAAGAGCAAGTACGGTGGCGGTACAGCTGGTGATGAAGCTCTCTTCCAAGAAGCCAACGCATTCGCAGGTGCTACACAGGCATCCGCTCCAGATGCTGGTCTTTCTGCTGCACCATTCAACAGTGCTGGTGGTCGTACTGCTGACCTCCTAACGAGTCCAGACTTCCGTGGTATGTCAACAGCCACCGCTGAAGGTCTCGGTGGTGAT